CGGCTTACCCCGTCCTGGCGACGACTCTCGGTGTTGCAAACACCGCGGGCACCATCTGGACGACCGGCGCACAGTTGCCTGAGTACGCGGTGTACTTCGGCCACAGCCTGGGAATCACCTTTGCGTCGCAGATGACGAAGGTCGAGACCTTGCGGTCTGAGAGCACGTTCGGTACCTTGATGCGCGGCTTGCAGGTCTGGGGTTTCCAGGTCGTGAACCCGACGTTGGTCGGTGTGGCGGTCGTAGTGAACTCGGGCATCTAAGTCGCCCTCGGGTGATGTGATCTAGGGGGGCGTCTGGGAAACTAGCCGCCCCCTTTTCTTCTTCAGGAGACGATAAATGTCCAGCTTCCTTTCCAAGACCATTGACGACGCAGTCCTCGAAGCCCGCACAATAGTGAGCGACACCTACGTCCTCGCGCAGCGGAACCCGGACGCCCTCTTCATCCAATATCTCAACTCCGCGCTCCGCGTGGTGTACTCGCTTCGTCCCGATGCGTTCATCGGCAACTTCACTCAGGGGATCATAACCACTGCGCAGGTCCCGACCTACATGACGGCCGACCTGCAGGTGATCGACGGCATCCCGAACGTGCTCCCGCCGACCCCGGCGACTCCGTTCCCGATCGACGACAGGCAGTTCTTCTATCCAGTGGTCAGCTACATCGCTGGCCGCATCGAGTTAGCCGACGATGAGTTCGTTGATGCTACACCCGGCCAGACTTCCGCGCGCTCAGCGATGCTACTGGCTTCATTCAAAGGTCAATTGCAGGGGATGTAATCATGGGACTTGTCACACTCGACGGCGGTCAAAGCTCCTCGGCACTCGGTGGCCAAACCGTCGCCTACGTGCAGCAGTTCGTCGCACAGACGATTCAAGGTGCTCCCGACTCGCTTATCAGCACCCATCTTCAGCGCGTCCTGAATGACTTCTACACGCGCTCCACGGCATGGCGCGACTACCTGCCCGCGATCAACATCGTCGGCGGACAGGCCGAATACGAGATCAACCCCGTCGGCCAGAATGAGCAGCTTCAGTTCGTACTTGCGGCTTTCTTGTTCCCGTTCGACGGCAGCAATGAGCCGCTGGGCCTCGGTGTCTGCACGCGCAAGTTGCTTGGCGTCGTGCCCGCGCCGCCCGCGCGGTACTACATGGAGCGTCCTGACCTGATGATCCTGTACCCAACACCCGACAAGACCTACGGACCTATCCTCAACGTGTATGGCAGCATGGTGCCCACGACCCTGACAGCAAAACTGCCGAACATGAGCTACACGCAACATGTGGATGCTCTGATATGGGGCACACTCGCGCGCCTGTACGCGATTCCGAAACGCCCCTGGTCCGACAAAGAACTTCGCGACTACTACGAGAAGAAGTATCGCCGCGAGATCCTGATCTACCGCGACATCGCAAACCGCGGATACGGTCCTGGCAATACGGCATTCCGCTTCCCGCACTTCGCTGGCCGCGCCGGTTCGCAGTCGGTACCGAAGGCATCCGGATGATCCCCGCGACGTTTGTCTACGACAATGCCTGGTACATGTTCGCAACGAAGGCGCTCAACTGGGCGACCTCCGGCGCCGCGATGCACTGTGTCCTGGTCGATAACACGTACGCACCGAACCCGCACACCGATCAGTTTTTCTCGGCTGTGCCCACTGGCGCCGTCCTAGTAGATCAGGCGTTCACCAGCACGGCCGTGAGGTCCAACGGCGTATGCTACGGCGTGATCCCGCTGATCACGCTTCTGTCGGCGGACCCCGTCGTGGGCATGCTGATCTATCTCGACGTAGGGGGTATCGCCGCGAACTCGCCGCTGATCTATTACTCAAACCAGGGGAATGGCTTTCCGTTCACGCCGCAAGGGTTCAGCTACTCGGTTGGGTATGACTTGCTCGCCGGGGGCTGGTTTCAGGTATAAATATGGGTCACAAAACTAAGGCGGCTGCGAACCAATATGCAAAACGATGGGGCGACGCGAACCCTGAAAAGTGTCGCGCGAAGCGCGCTGCGTTTCGTAGGTATCCAGCCCCTACCCGAGAATGTCCCGTTCTCTGCGAGGGGTGTGGGTGCCCCCCTGGAAAGCGAGCGTTGCATTTAGATCACGACCATGAAACAGGCGCGTTCCGCGGATGGTTGTGTCAGCAATGCAATTTGGCTCTAGGTTTGCTTGGAGACAACGAGGAGGGTGTTCTTAAGATTCTTGACTACCTGCGCAGGTCGGTGTCATGAGCTACACGGCTCCGTCCAATCTCGCTGGAACGACCTTGAGTTTAGTCGGCACGCTCACATGGGACCCATCCACTACCCCCGCTCCGACGACTGTACTACTACTGACGTTCGACGGCACGAACAGGCAAACAGCCATCACAGACACGTCCCCCGTCGCCAACGTGATGACGAACTACGGCGGAGCGTTGAGCACCACGACTCCGAAGTTCGGCAGCGCCTGCGGCAACTTCGCTGGCGGCGGTTGGAACACTCCGCTATCCCCCGGCAGCCCGCTTGACCTGCACCAGACGGCGTTTACTGTCTCTGGTTGGATACGAAACCCCTCCGGAAGCCAACAAATCATATGGAGCGACCTCGCTTACCCCTCCGGTGACTCCTCCTACTGCCGGGCATATGCCTTTGGTGGCACTGTTGATATACAGCTTAACTATGGGGGCGGCGCCTACACAGCCATCGGCCCCGTATCCATTAACATAGACGACGGCAACTGGCATCACTGGGTCTGTTCGGTGGACGTGCTTAGCCACTGCGGCGTCGCAATCGACGGTGTGTGGGGCGCGATTGAGCTGTACGCATTCGATTCAGGGCCGGTATCTTCAGGGCAACCGCTCTTCCAGCTTGGATATGATGGGCTATCAGGAATTCAAGGTACCTATTTCACTGGCGAACTTGACCAAATGAGCATCGCCCTATCTACGACCTGGCCACTCGGTACGAACTTCACACCGCCCGCAACGTCTCCTGGCAGCCCTTCACCCGGCTACGACGTGTACCGCGACGGGGTGTCTATCGCCACGTTCCTCGGGCCGCCAGGGTTCACAGATACGGTTCCAGTCGGCGGGATTTATTCTTACCAGGTGTTCGCCTGGGATGGAACTTCCGATGTGAGCAGCGGTTCGAACGTGATAGACCTATTATATGGACTGATCGTTCCAGTTTATGGTAAATTCGTACAGCCCGGCGTATTCAAACCGAACGTGCAGGCCGCTGTTGGCTTGATCGAGCCACGTGTTTGGATGCCCTTTGAGAACAGAACGGTGAGACCATGACCCAGTACGCAGCCCGCTTCAAACAATCGCCCGCCGAACTCAAGCGGTACGTGCTGGACTTCAGTCTTGACCTAGCGCCCGGCGAGAATGTCTCGTCCGTCGTCATCAACGTTGTGTACAATTCAGGACCCATAGCGACGCCGCTGGTTGTGAACAGTGTTGCGCTGCTCCCGCCCAACGCCGCGGGGCAGACCTATGGGTTTGCTTTCTTCGTGTCCGGCGGCAGTGACACGTCTGTCTATGAAGTGCAGTTTCTGGTCACGACCAGCCTGACCCAAGTGCTCGAAGAGGTAGTCCTTTATACCCTGTCGGAGAAACTGTAAATGAGCAACCTCTTTGTTTTTAGTAACAACGCCTCCTCGCTGATCGCATCCGAGTGTCACCCCACCGACGCGACGGTCGCGCTTACAGCGACCTACGGCGCTCTGTTCCCGTCCATTTCTGCCGGACAAGTAGCCGCTTGCACGATGGAAGACGTGAGCGGAAATGTCGAAGTTGTGTACGCGACCGGCCGCACCGGGGATGTTCTGACTATCACGCGCGCCGAAGAAGGCACGACCGCGTTGGACTTCCCAGCGGGGTCCAGGATAGAGCAACGCGTCACGGCGGCCGTGCTCGCGTCACTCTTGCAGAAAAATGGCTCAGACACCATGTCTGGCACCACGACCCTGTCCGGCATCATAACCGGCGGGTCGGTTCGCCCGCTCGAAACAGTTGGCCCCCTCCGCGGCGTCGCAGGACAAACGTCCAACCAGATCAATGTTCCGGCAAGCGGCGGCGCTACCGCGGGCGGATCGCTGATCCTCACCGTAGGGAACATCTCGGCGAACCTGCCCTCTGGCGTTGACTTCGCCCGCACCGGCATGATCGTCGTCTGGTACGGCACGCTCGCCACAATCCCTTCAGGCTGGATTATATGCGACGGTGCCTCCGGTAGTAACACTCCCAACCTAACAGACCAGTTCATCGTCGGTGCGTCGTCGACGAGTACGCTCGCAAACCCTGGCGTGTACGCGTCCACGACCGGCGCGACCGCCTCTGCTATACCCACGATCAACCCGGTCACGCTGACGATCGCCAACTTCCCGGCGCACAACCATCCCTGCGTGATCTACGCTGGCAACGCTGGTTCTGTGATCGGCCCCGCAGGCACGGCCCCCGGCGGCGAGTACTTCACTTCGGGCGTGGGCGCAGGCGTGGCTATCAACTGGAACACCGGCATGAGCGCGGGCGGCTCAACGTCCCCGTTCACGCCGACCGCCAATGCTGTGGCGCCGCACACGCACTCTGTCTCGGCGCCGCCATACACGGCGTTGTTCTTCATAATGAAGCAGTAAGGATACTTCCATGCCTATCCGGTTAACACCCATGGGGACTAAATCTTGATTAACTATTACAACGAAATCGACCCCAAGGCCGCCGCATGGCTGCGGGAACTCATCAAGGACGGCCACATCGCTAATGGGATCGTGGACGAACGCAGCATAAAGGACGTACAACCGAATGACCTCACTGACTTCACTCAATGCCATTTCTTCGCCGGTATCGGCGGATGGTCTTACGCTCTCAGACTCGCAGAATGGCCCGACGATAGACCTGTATGGACCGGCAGCTGCCCCTGCCAGCCGTTCAGCGCCGCCGGTAAGCGAGGCGGCACCGACGATGCCCGTCATCTTTGGCCGGAATTCTACAGGCTCATCCGCGAGTGCCGCCCTCCAGTCATCTTTGGAGAGCAAGTTGCAAACGCGCTTGGGTGGCTCGATCTTGTTCAAGGAGACCTGGAAGCGGAAGACTACGCCTGCGGGGCGGTCATTATTGGCGCACACAGCGTCGGCGCACCGCATATCCGACAACGCCTCTATTGGGTGGCCGACGCCGACGGCGACAGAAGCGGGAGGAACGCCGGAGCAGCACATGGCGCGGAAGACAAAGTCGTTCGGGGCGGTGAACCCGAAAGTGACGGACTTGGCGCTGGCAGTGAAGTTCTACCTATCGACGTGGGCAACGCCCGAGGCACCGATTGGAGTGCCGCCGAATTCATCCCCTGCACAGACGGGAAGCGGCGGCCAATTGAACCCGCATTTAAGCAGGTGGCTAATGGGATATCCGAGAGCTTGGCACATGTGTTACCCTGCACACTTGAAGCCCTTACGGAAGAAATAAATGCCGCGCATGTGCAAGCAGACTACCGAAAAGAGATGCGCGTATTGTGGGAAACGCTTCTGGCGGACACGCAACGGTGCTGGCAGAATGGAAGATTGCACGACGTTCGGCAAGCGCCGGTTTTGCTCGCTTTCATGCGCCAACTCGCGGACCAAGGGTGGCTTGTCGCGCAAAGCCTTCCACGCTCAGGCGCGGAAGAAACGGAAACCGCAATGCGAATCTTGCAGCGCGCGGGCGCGCCTACATGTGCATCATGTGGACGAGAATTGGCAGAACAATGCGGACGACAACCTGCAAACCCTCTGCATATTCTGTCATCAATTTTGGCACGCCACGCATCGGCGGCTTGGGGTGAAGCCTTCGCATCGCATGCCGCCGATGCCTTTCCTCTAGCTCATGGGGTACCCCATAGAGTGGGATTATTGCGCGGTTACGGCAATGCCATCGTCCCGCAAGTCGCGGCGGAGTTCGTGAGGGCCACTATGGATAGTGGTCATGGGCAACAACCGGATAAGCATGGATACTTCTATGGCGACGAAACCTCCTAGCACGACCGCGCTCGGTTCGCCGCAGGACAATACCCAGAACCATACGAAGATGCTTCGGCAGTTGAAAGAGACTACCGAAGTGGCGCAGCGGCAGCGCGGCGATCCGAACTCTAGCTTCGTGCAGCTTGGCGAGCTACTTGGCACCCAGCGATTCAGTTATGTCGGGCAGGTGCTGACGTGGATCGGACCCTCCGCGAAGAACATGTACTTCGGCTCCAACGCGGCAAACGTCCTTGGATACTACCCGCTGCCAAGCTCCACGGTGAGCGTGGCAGACTCGATCACCGGAAACGGATCAACAGGTACCCCGCTGAAGCTCGTAGGAGACACAGCAACCCCAGGCAATAGTTACCTCTATGGAACGAACGCCTCTGGCGTCCGCGGCTGGTATGCGCAGCCTGGCGGCGGGTCGGGGACAGTTACGAGCGTCGGGTACTCGGCAGGCTCATCGGTGATCGTCTTTGGCGGTACTGCTACGCCCATCACCGGAACCGGAGCATTCACGGTTGACTTGAGTGCGGGTGCGAAGGCGAGCCTTGCGCTGGCAAATACGGCGCTGCAACCAGGTAGTGTTGTCAGCAGCGGCCCCGGCGCCGTGCTGTACTTCGACGAAGACCCGGAACCCCAGATGATGGTCCCCGGCGCGACGGGAGCAACAGGGGCGACGGGAGCAACAGGGGCGACGGGAGCCACGGGAGCCACTGGTTTGGTAGGCATACAGGGCGCTCCGGGCCTCGACG